TAGCAGACTGCTGGCATGGTAACTCAGACGATCTATTTTGCGCCCATCCTGCTGCAACGGCCAGCACCAAGGCAGAAGGTAGATGTCTAAGAAAGGCTCTTAAAGTGCGCTGTGTGGCAGCAGAAGAGATCCCAAGAAACAAGGATGTTGTAGCTATCGTGAGGCAGTCTATCGCCTCTAAGCCCACTACAGGAGAGTGGAAATCAGAAGATCCGATCAGCGATGCTCAGATTAATTTTATTGATGTAAAATGTAAAGATGTAGACGTAGATGTTTTAAAATTCATTAATCATGGTAAAGAAAGTTATGACTCTATCGCCAAAGTGTCTAAGAGTAAAGCCTCTCTTATGATTAAAGTATTAAACGAATATCAAAACCAAAGTAAAGAAATTCCTGCAAACGTTGTGGGATATCAAACCAACTGGAGATAAAAAAATGGAAGTAACTAAAAAAATAGGAAGTCTTACAATCACCTTTCCTGCGGAAACAGATAAGGCTATTGTAGAGAGGCTATCGACACTAGAAGAGGTTTTTGGTCACACTAAATGCGGAAAGTGTGGTAGCGAGAATCTAAAATTCAACGTTCGTGAGAACGGTGGCAATAAGTATTATGAACTTATTTGTCAAGACTGTGGCGCTAGATTGGCGTTTGGCGTTCACAAGGTGGGCGGAGGACTCTTTCCCAAGAGGAAAGATAGCGAAGGAAACTGGCTTCCAGACAAGGGCTGGACAAAGTGGAATAAAGAAACTGGCAAGCTTGAATAAAGCAATTGCCCAGTTAATACGAAAACCCCGCTACTATTGTAACGGGGTTTTCTTTTGCTATATGAAATAACAAACTAGGCAGAAAGAACTTATAGATACTCTAAGGATACATATATCCCGTACTGTTCTTTTGAGCCTAAAGACAATGGACTTGCAGAAAGGGCGACACACCAAGTATGATGTGTATGTAGTCCTGTTCCGCCGTAGGTATTACCTATGTTAGCCGCAGCATGTCCGTTACCAAAGTCATTGGCAGCACCCACCAAAGCTGTTTGCTTTGTTGAGTCAACATACTGAGTCCACTTGGGCCACATCATTCCAGGCGTTACTCCAGCGCCAGTAGTATTATCTGTCACTTCTGCCAAACCCATTTGACCACTACCCGGAGAATCTAGCAGGGGAACAATAATACCAGAACCGCCTACGCTGAGATCGTTGTCTGTAATCGCAGCATCGCTTAGTCGCTCATCGCCATTAACAACAGCGTCTGTGTCTAGACCGTTGTAGAATTGAGTTCCTAAGCTGTTTTGATAGTAATTCTGAGCTATACACATTTCGCTGGGCCACTCTTCGCCCCACCAAAAGATGTCGCCGCTTCCCATCGCATCAGAAGCTATACCCTGACTACCTTGGGTATTGTAGGCAGAACCATTAAAGTTTACTATTTCAGCGGCCTTGGTGTTAACGCCACTCGCTGGATAATTAATGTTAGTCCTGTCGTAAACTCTAAGTTGGCAGTTTTGGGTCTTTACTGCGGTGGTATGGCTAAACTGAACCCCCACAGAGCATTCCATGCTCTTTATCCCACTCAGCCCTACCGTGTAGGCAGTACCAGTAGAGTTGGTTGTACACATACCACTAGGGTATACATTATCAACAAACTTGGTGTTGTTAGCCTGCCCTTTTATGGTACTAGCGTCACCATTTGATATAAATGTAGAGTCTTGATAATCTGATATCTGAACCGAAGACCCCTGAGTCGGTCCAAAAAACGCAACACCAGACCCATGTAGCGAAGGCTCGTTTGCCTGCATGTTTGCCTGATATTTAATTTGAAAGTCAATTGTAGCCATGAGTTCTCCTTTGTTTAGTATAAATACACATTTTATTAATTTGTGCGACTATTATTGTTCCATTTTTTAAAATCTAAGGATATATCCTGAATTATTTCACTTTCCTGCTTAGAGGGTATGTCATACCAATCTCCAAATATACAATGAGAGCTTGAATCCTCTATATGACATCCTAAGTATCTTGAAAAATCTTTATTCGCTGCCCGAATCCATTTTGGACCGTTGAAGATATGAGAAGATCTTACCCAGAAAAACCCTCCCCAAAAACTCCAACGATACTTGTTATCTGAGACATTCTTAAAAGAACCCACGCAGGAGCTTCCGCGCCTCATGGCCCATTCTGCTTCTTGCCAGTTATGAAAAACTGTATCGTATAAAACCCCAGTTAAAAGATTGTTTAATTCTACGTTTTCACTAATCTTGTTAGTATTTGCAAAACATATTACATCTTTAGCAGAGCATTTTTGAAACTCGGAAAAAAGAGTGCATATAGTTCCACTCTTTACAATCTTATCAAACCTTTGTTGTATTTGAGGTAGATATTTGTCTCTTAGCTTTTTTTCTGGAACGTCAAAATAACAAACCTTTTTTCCATTGAAAGTTTGTATTTCTCTGTCTATTCTATCTAAGTGATAAAGTATAGCATTTTCAGTATCGCATGAGAAGTAAAAAGACAAATTACGTATAGACTCTTTTCCAATTGCAAACTTTCCACTAGCTGTATTTGTTTTTTGCATACATTGTTTACATCTATTTGTTTTTTCGTCCACGGGAGCAACTCTACCACACCCCGCGCACTCTACAGATATAGCTTTCCATTTTCCAACTGGGCAAGCTAAAGACTTTCTTTTTATGCCACTTAGTATTGACGCTCTATAATCATTGCTTTTTTCAGATATTTTTTCACATGTGCCGCTTTTGTTGTGTTTACAAACCGAACAAATCTTCATCCTTTCATTTATATATCTATTCTTTGAAGAAGCAGTACTTCTAGATTGACCAACAACAGGAAGGGAAGTGTTTCCTTTCTTATTGTTATTATTATTGTTATTACGCTTGTTACCACAACAACCCATTATATAACCTCGCCATTATTATTCCAACGAAACTTTGTAGGATCGGGCCAAGATTTAATTCTCCAGCCAGCCCAAGGCTTTTTTGGTCCTCCTGCGTGATAAATATTAGAAGATCCATAAAAACACTGCCTAAAAAGCACGTAAGAGCTAGCCGTCCTAACGGCTTCTAGATTATTCCACACGAAACCATTTTGTAAATCGCAATCTATTATATCTTGCAAAGCGCCCTGATCGTAATAAGAAAGATATTCTATAAGTCCTTCATTTTGTAATAGCATTAATCTGTCCTTCCATTGCGTTATTATGCTTAAATCTTTCTGACTGCAACCGATTATTCCCGCGCAAGGCCAATAATTAGACGGCTTTTCTCGCCAATTAACTTTTGGGCGAGGCAATGCGTCATATATCTTTTCTTTATTACTGTTCAGCGGCGGGGAATGACTTCCGTGGTCAGGTATAAAAAATTTCTCTTTGGAAATTTGCAGCATTTCTTCTAGGTTTTTATTACACCAAGTATCTGCATCCAACCAAAGAACACAGTCACTATAAGTCAGAGCGTCCTCTATGTACCAAGGCTTATTAAGCGTCTGCCAACCATCGTAATCTTTGCTTATCTCAAGCCCTATAGTTTTAAACTCTACACCCCATTTTTGCATTTGGGATTTGAGTTTTTCGTTTTTTATTCCTAGATCATAACAGACAAATCTGGTGTTGTTTTTATTTAAAACGGTCCAAGCCAAAAGATAAGCGCCATTAATAAAATTTTCATCAGTTGCAGTAACAACAGTGCATTGATTAGGCATATCAAACCTTTCAGGCTCATCCTCAGTAAAAAACTCATAAGGAAAAACACAATAAGAAGAAGATATCTCTTTTTCTAAACTTTTTAGTTCTTTTTTTATAGCCTCTTTATTAGATCTGATAAATTCTCTATCTTCATTTGTGCATGATGACCAAGGCGAAACTCCTAAGTTTCCGTTATCTTTCACCCTTACTTCATACCCCATAGATCTAATTTTATCAATTAAACTCATACTTCTCCCTCGTCGTAGCACTCATCATCAATAATCGGGCCTACTAAAACATCTGAGTCGGCAGCAGTCGCTATTCCAGCAATTGCAGCTTCTTGAGCGGAAAGTACGTTTGCATAATATGTGGCATTATGATCTGCTTCTGCAACAGATTGAATATTTACAGAGCAAAAACTAGAGCTATTCCAAGCCTTCTCAGCATCACAAGCCCAAGTATATAAATAGTCCTCAAACCCATCAGACCCCTCTAATGTGCAGTACGCTTTGTCTGGATTGTAGCAAATTTCAACAGCCCAAAAAATAGTATGATAATTATTTCCAATAGAGCTATTAGGAAATTGATCGTAGGCGTGCGCCTTCCATACAAGCCTTGTGCTGCTACCATAACCGCTATAAGAGGGGTTGGCTATTCCCGGTAGAGTAGGGCCAGCACCACTATACGCCCCATTTCCAGATATCTCTATCAAGTAGATGTTACGAACTCTTGATGTGTTTTCTGGCGGAATGTCTGGACAAGGATCTACGCAAGAGTAATCGCAGTTACAGTCTGGACACTGGCTTAGAATATAGGGTTCATAGCCACCGTATAGATCTGCATCTATCCACGCACAATTAGTAAGATCGTCAAAAGTAGCACGTATTTCTTCGCGTATATCATGATATGTTTTTTCACAGTAAGGATCGTCAATGTATTCAACAGTATTAAAGCAATCCGAAGCATTAATCCATGTTTTTTCTAGTTCGCATCCCCAGTTTAAAAGTTCGTTGTAGTAAGATTCGGCAGGAGCCAGCATGTCGTTCATTAAATCATAATCGCTATAGCAGTATTCAACCACCCAGTTGTGTTGATGGTAGTTTCTTCCTGCGTCAGCGCCTACGGTATCCTCGATATGATAATGCCAAAGTAGGGTGGCTCCCTCTCTTATAGGTATATTTGTATAAGGAGGTTCCTCTGGATTATTACGGTCAGTATTACCAGAAATTCCTACTGTTAACATTAAGACAACTCTGCTACAAGGAACATTACAACAACAAGCCTTAGTGAACGCTATTCTTCCGGGCTCTCCCCTGTTCAAAGCCTCTATTTTACCTCCGGTAAAAACTAGTTTACCTTCATGAAATTGAAGCTTTCTCGTTAAATCGCTAAGGTGTGTCATATATAATGCCCTTAATCTTCGTCGTCAAAAACACAATCTTCACCCTCGTAAACATCATCATCAAGATCACAATGATTCCATACGTCCACCTTTTTCTTTTGGGTAGTTATAGTTCTTGTGCCAATGATTATATCATGCACTAGTTCAATCGTGTCAAACATATCCATATATACAACCATCCAGTAACACTCTGGTTCTGAGCCTGAACAAAGTTGAGCAGCGCCAAGTTCTGGTAATTCTTGCCCTCCTAAATCTATAGTAACAGAATTTGTAGATCTATCTACGTCTACTATGTCATAAGTAAGGTCGCCTTGTTTTATCTGTGCATTAACGCCAGAAGCTCTAGTGGGCAACAATCCTTCTACCGTAATAACTGCTTGATCGCTTGCTCTTACTACGTCTTTAATTGTAATATCTTCACAAACAACCCCAGCGCCATCGTAGTCAGGATCATCGTGGCAGGGTCCATTAGGTAAATAGTCCCAAACACGCATCGCTACGCCTTTTCTTCCTCTTAGATCACTTTCAAATCTTCTTGGGTATTCTCCACCGAAAAAGCCCTCCATAGGGTCTTTAATTTTAATGTAGCCCCCAGCGTTGGAAGTTGGATCTACTTCCCAAGCTCCCCTTAGTGGGTCAGGCGTAACAGAAATCTCGTCGGGAACACTCGTTACGCCACAAGGATATTGAGTTATTCTACCAATTATTTCTTCAATTTCCGGCCTACTTTCTAGCGTTATACATCTTCTATCTACCTCATTACAATCAGAAAGATAAGGAAGATTTGTGTCTGGGTCTATCGCTCCTGTAAGATCGGTAAAAGACTCTATTGTAAAATTGTGATTACCAAGATATCCAGACATATCATTAAGTATGTCAATCATATCCAGCCAGTCATCTTTTCTTAAACTATTAGGATAGCCATACTCTTTGTTTATTCCGCCTTCATAAATTGTGCCAGTACCACTGACAGGCGCATCCGTTGGTCCTGTCCAAGCGCCTCCGCCAGCAACCCAAGCGTCGTTAGGGGCGCCGTTGGTAAAGTAAGTACCATTTTCAGAAAGATTTATCCAATCAATAATATGCGATGAGTTATCTGCTAGCCAAGTTGTAGCATCAAAACCTTCGCCTTCACTAAAGTTGCCCTCATGAGGCCGACCATTCTCAAGATCAGGGTTTGGATGGGTACTGGTTATTGGTTGTAAAGCGCCCCTAGCAAGACCTTCATTGTTTTGATCGCCTGTTAGCCCATCTCTTGTTTGACATATTGTTATTACTTCACAGTCTTGAGTCATGCTAAACGATTCAGTAAAAGGAGAGTCTCTCCAAGCATCCATTATGGCCTGAGCAACGTCAGAGGCTGTCATATCGTCATTAATATAAACAGGAACCGCTGGGAAAGCGCTATCAAGATAGGTGTACCTGCCATATGTAGGATATTCACTTAATTCTGGACCGGAAGGAAAGTCGTTAGTCTGATCATCATCAGAAAGGTCTCCAACCCAGTCTTTAACAAAGAAAAAGTAATGGGCCAAAGTATCGTCTAGCTCGCTATCCAAGGGGTCTGTCGGATCGCCAGTTTCGTTTGTATAAGAGTCTCTAATACCAAAAAAGTCTCCAGTATAACTAGGATCTGTATTAACGTTTATCTCACTAGCTGCAATTGTTCTAAGCTTCATACAGGCGGCTCCCGGTCTTGGATAACAAGTTTTCATAATCCAAAACTCCATATTCATGCCTTCTCCCGGGTTCGTTGCTACGTTATCCTTGGAGCTACCATGATATATAACGTCAGTATGATTCCTCCAGACTTGTGTTCCATCTGTTTCGCCTTCGTTCTGACAATAATCTAAGTGGTGGTCTGGTTTTCTAGGTTGAAAACCTCCCCAGTCGTAATAATTATTATCGGTTTGCATTGGAAATTCTGTAGGGTCGGTAATAGTAGAAGAATTAGCATTGCTATGCCTGCTTATGGCGAGCCACCAAACTTGGGTATCTGTGGTACAAATATCATCTGGGTCTTGGGTTTCAAAACCAACCAAATCCACTCCTCCGCCACTACTAAGAGGAACCCATTCATAATTTATCCTCATAACAGTAAGGTAAGAATTTTCTCCTGCATTCATGCTAAATTTTGGATCTCTATTATAGCACTTAATGATTTCAGGAGGATCGTTATGGGCCAAAGCACCATCACCCTTTTGATCAGAAACCTTTCTTAAAACTTTAAGATTGAATGTAGTTGGATTCATTGGGCTTTCTGGAGACTCTACATCCGTTACTACTATTCCAGTAAGGGTCTCTAATCCACCAGACCAAATCTTTCTTTCCTTGTCCCACATAAGGTTTACTGGGCCGGTCTTCCAAAGATTTCTGTTGTAGGCTAGATTATTATTGAAAAGTCTTATATCCTCAACAGTTCCGGGTACTGGATTGTTAGCAACATCAAAACCCCAACCAGAAAGAACCATAGGCCCGCGAAGTCCAGCGGGTCTAAACTCAGACAAAGAATCAACAGTTTGATCTGTTGTGTAATTATTGCTTGCATTTGTTGCGTATTCTTCTAGATCTAGACCAGTCTTCAAGTTCATAGTTTCTGGAGGAAGTCCATTCTTATCATGAACAACTATTTGGAAGTCATCAGACATTGCCTTTATATACAGGTTGGCTGGATTTGTTTCTTCTTCTCCATCAGAACCAACAACGTTAAACGTGTCATTGTCTGTAAATACTGCATAGTTAAAGTAAGGATCTAAGTCGTTGCTTGTTGGCATTATAGAGCCATTATTATCCGCAGAATCGCCTTGGGTGTTCCTGTAATAATTAAATGTACCTGGAGAATTTTCGTCTCCTTCACCAGCAACGATCTCTTCGTCTATATCTGGGTCTTGAATACTTGGCAAAACGTCATGTTGATTTCTTTCTCTATTGCTAGAAAAGCCAACCCAAGTCTGCTCTTTACTCATTCCAAAATTGGTAGAGTAACGTGGACCCACACCAGCGGGATCGGTAAACACCACATCGGATATGCTTTCTGTTATTACACTTGTTACTTCTTGATGGTTATTTGGCCTATTTTCAGCAGGGATGAAATCGTCTACAATACTAGCAGAGCCAACAATGGGACTAATTTCACCAGCGCTTTGTGTGTACGGCTCATATCCGGCATTACCGGCAATAATGGCGACATGCGGATTAAAAGCGCTCTTATTTACTGGATTGTCTAAAATCTTTTCTTGTGCTTTAACTGTAGAATCTTTAGCACCAGAAACACTTCCCCCTCCCTTTTGGGCGGCGTTCATTTTATTGCGCCAAATCCTAGCGACTCTAGACTGATTATATTTTTGAAGTTTTCCGAAGTCGGGAGTCCAAGTATTAAACCTATAAGATGTGGTCATGCCTCCAACGCCTATCTTAATAGATATGCTTGTAACGTATGGACCAGTGGCAATAAGCCTATCTCCTATGTTATATTCTGGAAACTCGGCAATTTCTATAGAGCCATTTTCTACCTCTTCCATCGTGGCTATACCAGTATCGGCTTGAGCCTGAGCCGTTTCTGCCATAGTATCTATGCTTCCAAAAGACTCTGGAACTAGCTGGCTATCAAAAACAAAGTCTAGTTTTCCGTTTAGATGGTTTGAATTATACCACGGACCCCAAGAGTACCTTTTGCTTTCTTGAGGTATTCCAATGGCTAAAGGTGGAACAATCGCTGGACCAAATCCGTAAGGTCGCCAATTAATTTCTGTCTTGCCGTTAGAATCCCGAGTAGTCATACCAAGAAGCTCTCTAAAAGCAGGGTTTGCTCTTGCAAGATCAGTGCCATCAAAAGTCTCATTCATATACAGCAACATGTTAAGAAAGCCATGATCTTTGGAATGAAAAAGATCAGTGGTTTCTACCTGCATTTCCGTGTCAGCTAAAACAAACGGACTATAATCTACAGAACCCGGCCAATCTATCCACTCTATTCCTTGCTGAAACGATGGTCCTTGGTAAGCAACACCTTGTATAGCTGTGGTATTTAACGTCTCGCCTACTGCGCCTTGATTATAACTTCCTAGTTGATATACATTTAAAGGTTTCAATCTTCCCGTAGAGTCGTAAAACTTTACATTAGAGAGTGGCGCATCTTCTACCCATGCAGAATCAGCCAATCCCCAAGACGGTACTTGAGCTATATCTTCTTTGAAAACTTTAAGGTTGTTTTCTATTCCGCCCGGTTCTTCTGGCAGCTTAACTAAAAATTTTCTACCATAAAAATTAGTAGCACACTCTGAGACAGCCTGCCAAACCGGACTAGACTCAGCCGTCTCAATATTAGCTACCTCAATATACCCTAAAAACCTTTCAAACATGCCTGCAAGCTCGGCCCTATTCAAGGCCATTGGTCCTCGCGCACTTCTAGCAAACACGTTCGCTATATTGTTTAAAATAACTGGGGCGGGAAGACCACCAAGAGGTCCAGCGGGCTTTGCAAAGCCCAACGCTGCGGCGAATCCTCCGAAATTACCATCTGCGCCTACGCTGAATCCCTCATATGCTCCAGAATTAGGATCAAGAAGCCCAAGTGTGTTTTTCCAAACAAACTCAACAAACTTAAAACTAACCCAAGCATCATATCCCATTCTGGCTTGTCTTAGCTCCATAATCGTTGCCGTATACGATCTATTTCCACCACCACTAAAAGGGCTTGTATAGAGACTCTTAACATATAAAGTTACCTCTCTGTCAGAATCATAAGCCCCGTCAGCAACAGTTTCAAAATCTCTGGCTAAAACATAAGCACCACTATTGGTTTGAGCAAATACAGGAATTAAATCAGCCGCAGTAGCCAAGAAGTATCTAGAAGCTGGACCCCCAAGAACTATTTTCTGCGTAGGTTCGTTTTGAAACTCTTTTCCAACGCTAGAATTCACCAAGGTTCCAGCCTCTCTAGCGTCTTCTACATACTGAGCGATAACACCCGGATCTGGAGGCGAAGACTTGTCTATTAGTTTAACTTTTAATACAACGTTATCTTGATCTACAAACGGCTCGCCTATATCGTCGCACTCTTCGTTAGTTTCACCAGTGACTTCCCATATATAGTCTCTTTGTGTTAATTCGCAAACATCAGAAACCAATGAGTTTAAGTCTATATTTGGAGAACCGGAAACCCTATAATATTCTGGAACGACCTCTATAAGCTCAGAAAGGTCTAGCGAATATTGAGACTCACCAAAGAAAAGCTTGTCCCCATGTGGGGTTCCGCCCCTAGATATAACCTCTATAGTTTTTAACAATTTTATAGCATCAAAACCTTGAGGATTAGTACCAGAGTCGCCCCAAGTGCCAAAACCCCAATCGTCAATTAGTGTGTCGTCAACAAGCCATGTGTCGTCCGGATCATCCCCACTAAGAAGTCCAAGTGTATAATTTTCAAAATATCCTAACGGATTTAGAACATTTCTAACCAGCCCTTGTTGATAAGGAACCTGAGCGCCTGTCCAAGGTTCAAACTGCGTATCTCCATAATAAGCAGTGCCTTCAAAAGCATCTAATATTATATGTACACCATCCATAAAGGCAGAAGGTGAAGATAATGTTATGTTGTATTTTTTACCACTAATAGATTCAGAATAATTCCACCTTTGAAGAATGCCGCCAAAAAAGAAATCTTTGTATCTAAAATAACAAGCGGTTCCAGCCGTAGGAATATCTGTAATAAACCCATTTTCTGGATCATCAACCACTACAAAAGAACAATTAGAAGTATCTCCGCCAAAACCAACGTTGCAATCAACAGAAACAACAAGTCCATTAAACAGAGTAGGAACAGTTAGGTCTGTTTCTGTTTTTTCTGGAACCAAGAAAGAAAAACTTTCACTCACTACGCTATAGTTTGGATCGCTAGGAGTAAATACGGCAGATATATCTGTAGACTTGTATATCTCAGTTCCCGCTGGAGGACTGTATACCCAAGAACCCGGAACAGGATCTCCTTGCCCCACACTACCTTCAACAGGACTCAAAGCCTCTACCGGATATTCGGCCTGAGAATTTGTTATGTATGGGGTTTCTTCACTCACTACCTCACAAGGAGAAATAAATCTTTCTCCCTTGCTTCCCGCTCCCGATTTTTGAACCGTATCCCACTGTATTACAGGAGGTATGGGATTTACAGTTACTGATATCTCTTTGGTTACGGGACTTATGCTGTCGTTATATTTTTCTTCAAAGGGTTGGTTGCTAGGAGTAAACGTTACAGTGAGAATATGGGTTCCTGCATCAAGAACATCACCAATATTAAAGCTGTACTCGTAATCGCCCTTAACAACCGCATTTGGAGCAGGGGAGGTGGACACATAAAGCTCTTCAAACGAAGTATTTTCGTCTTCTTCTCTATGTAAGTATCTAGCTTGGGCGGCTTGAAAATCTGGACCTAAAGGCTCTCCGTAATCCCACTCTGTTTGAGGAATAGTCCAATCGACCTTATCTTCAAGAGAACTTGCAACCCTAACAACTTTAATAAAAAGCTTGCCCTCGACACCGCTATCTATGTCGTATGCAGGATCTCCATCTGGATCTAAGTAACTAGATAAGCCCGCCTGACTATTGGCAGTAGTAGTGAAAGTAACAGATATTTCATTCTTATCACCAACAGGAAGCACGTCCCCAGCAGAGTGACTAAATGTTTTAGTTCCTTGAGCCTCTGTTTTTTCGCCGGTAAATGGATCAAAGTAGTAAACCTTACAAGCGTCTATATATTCACTGGGTATACCTTCCGGTAATACCAATTCTAGCTCTTGGTTTGGTCCATACCACCTACCATGCTCACGCCTTAAATCCTCTTCGGAATTAGGGTTCCATTCTATAAAAACATCTAAAATTTTTGGGGCTGCCATTTTTTATTTCCTTCTTATTGTACCAAGCCTTCTGGCTCATATTCCCAAGACTCACCTAAAGTATAGGTTCTTGTGTTAGGATTCCACTGCTCTGAAAAACTTCTACAATATCCGCCTTCGGGTCTGTATTGAGCAGAAAGATCCTCGCCATTAGGTTTTCCATATCCGGGCATCATAGTTATATCAACATTTATTGTAAGTTTTGCGGTCTCTGTCGTTTGCATATCTTGAATAATTGGTCCCTGTAGTCTTCCTATAATAGGAATCACAGCAATAACATCAACATATCCAGTTTGGTTCTGATAGTTTAAACTAACGGATTCTGTAGCGGCCCCTTCTATGGTTATGGTTCTTGTATCATAAGCCCTACTTAAAGTAATGGTTCCTGATGTTTTGCTGTGTGTCAAAGAATTGCTAATAAACGCAGGATTTAGATTTTGAATACCTCCAGAATCTAAGTAAGCCTGATTAGCTAGAGCAAAAACATTGCCTTCAAATATACCATAAGCAGAAAGAGCGTTATCATACTTTGTAGTGGATTTAGAATTTGAATAATTAGAATCTATACCCTTAAATGTCGCATTGACCGTAATTCCTTCATAAGGAGAGCTTATATTATTTTCAGAACTTATTTCTATGTCATGGGTTGCAAAAAACGTTTCTTGAGACAGAACCCAAGTATCTGTAACGGAATAGCTACCAGCCGCAACGTCGTGAGATACATTTCTCACATGATTATAAGCCCTGTAAGGAATATCTGAATTTGGACCTAGATCATATCCAAGTTCATCAGTTTCGTTAGGCTTATTCATATCAATAGGCAAGAATCTAGATTTGAAAAACTGATCATCGCCCATCATGTCTTGAAAAACTTCTACTGCCGGATCGTAAACAAGTCTACTCTCAACCCATTGTGCGGCCTGCCTGAAAGCTTCGCCATCTTCTTCTAGATTTCCAGCATTTTCAGCGTACTTTTTAATACCTACCGCAGACACCGTATGAGTGAGGGAGTATGTTTTTAAAATGTCTCCATCCGCTTCATTGTCCTCAAGGTGCATCTCGCCTTCTTGTTCTGAAAGCTCCCAGTTTTCTTCCGCAGAGGCCAATCTATATGTGGCCTGTGTTACCTCTATATTTCCAAGGTTGTCTGCCGTGGATATCTCTTCATAAGCCTCAAAAACAAAAGAAAAATCTCTGGTTTGTACTCCAAGTTCTTCCTCAGATTGTTCTGGCAAATCCACAGACAAAAGTCTAGCGTCTCTAAAGACTATTTCGTTAGCCTTACCGCCATAAGGAGCTATAGAAAGCTTTCCTGCGTTCTGGGAGGGAAATTGACTTCTAAGAAAGTGTAAGGCTATAATTGTTTCGCCCTGTATCTTATTTTGCCTTTCTCCCGCCTCTGTTATGTCTTGCTCAGGCTCTTCACTTTTTATCAGAGCCGTACCGCTTATATTTATTGTAAACTTAGAGCCTATATAGGTTCCATCTGGTGTAGTATTGTTTTCTCTACTTATGGAGTATTTTGGAAACGGTCCAACAAATCCGCCCTCAACGTCTCCTTCGTCCAAAGGACTATTAGCACCAAACAAAGTTGGGTCAGAGCCACCGCCAATTAAAAGTTTTTTAGGGTTAGCTTCTACATGCTGTTCAAAAATAATCATAAATTACTCCAAGTAACCTTTTATTACTGTACTTATTGTTTTAGCCGTTGGGGGAGAAATAAACATAGTAATTTCCCCAGAATTAGGAATGCCTCCACCATCTACAGTGATGGAAAAATTATCATTAATTGATTCAAAATTAGATATATAAACTGGCATACTATCTGTTTTTGGAGACCTAATAAAGACATTGAAATCTTCGTTGTGCGTTTCTGTGGACTCTATGAATAGAGTTGAGGCAGCATAAGTACCTTCGTAGACCGCAGCAGGATTGTTGCCCGTTACGATTAAAGAAATGTTGGAATTTATACTTTCTCCGCCGCTTTCCCCAATTACAGAAGGCTCTACTTCAATATACAAAGTAGAAACACCAGAAGGTGTTGGAAGAACCTCTGGAACTGTCTGCATAAACAAAGTAGAATCGCTACTGACTCCAGACTTTATAGGAGCCTCTATTCGTAAAGGAGCAATACCTTGATCAGAATCAGAATGTACAAAATTACTTCCAGAAGCGTATAGCGAAAGCAAAGCATCCGATCTTTCTTCGCCACCGCCAGCATTCGTGTCGCTTTGTAGATAAAGAGGCCCAATAGCGTTATTTATACCGCCAGAAACAGAAAGCAATGTAGATTGGCCGCTGGCAGGATAAGGACCAGCAGTGAACAGGCTAGGACTACTTGTTTCGGGAACTGGTCCAGACGTAAAAACGGAAGTATCGCCACTACCAACGGCTGGGCCAGATGCGAATAAGGATCTTTCATGGGTGCATGTTACAGGACCAACGGCAAATAGAGACCTACCAGTATTTTCTTGTACTGGGCCTGATATAAAAGTTGGTATTCCTGAATTTAATGCTGTCATTTTTAGCCTGGTGTTCTATTATTTATGTGGTCTTCTATCAAAGTAGGAAGCGTTCTGCCAACTTCTGATTTAATAATTTCGCCAAGAACGTTGCCAATCTCTTCGGCAATCGCGACTCCGTTACCTATGCCTATAAAACCTTCTATCTTATGAGTGTGTTCTGCTTCGACTTTAAGTGGGGTTTTCATAGCTTCTGCAATTTTATCGTAGCTAGCGGCAAGTTTTGAGGCGGTACTGCTCATATTTGCGCTTACTGTCTTAACTTGCTCATGAACAGTAACAAGCTTTGTGTTAATTTGTATGAGACCCTGAGCAGAAGTGTTTAATGTTGCTTGATTCTCTACTGCCTTAGTTAGTAATGGGGTAAAAGTTGTTTGTAATTGGTTGATAAGTGGGCCAATCCCTGCTCCTCCGCCTGCTGCTGCTCCGCCCGCCGGTGCTGCTCCGCCCGCTGGTGCTGCTTTTGGTGGCGCTTTTGGTGGCGCTTTTGGTGGCGCTTTTTGTATTCGTTCTATATAATCCTTCTTCCATGCCTCATTAAAGGTCAAGTTTCCTGACTCTAGACCTCTTCGCATTTGTTTACCTAAGCGAGTATATTGAAAACCTTTTGGAAGTTTTGCTTCACCACCTGCAAACAATCCCTGAACAGTTCCTGAATTAAGACTATTCATAAATGCCGTTCCGTATTTATCTACAGAAGATTTCCTAATCACGAACTCGCCCGGAGTTAACATCGCAGGAACGGTATCTGTTCCCATACCCATGCCAGCTTGGGCAGCACTACTTGGAACGGTTCCTCCTGTGGCAAATCTAGGATATTTCGCTTGGGCTTGTTTAGAATTTCCTTGAATTGCGGATAGAACATTACCGCTAGCAGCATTGAGGGCGATGACGGCCATTCTTCCTTTTTGGTCTATTAGGTTAAACGAGCCGTCTTCTGAACGACCATTAAACACAGACAGTTTTCCTTTTGGTATGCCTGTAGACTGCCAAGGGAAAAATCCATTTTCTGGGCCAAAGAAATCTCCCATATTAAGCCGATTAGCAGATTTTCTTAATTCAGAAAGTTGACCATCTGTAAATTTAGACGTGTCTGTTTTTCCTTGAGCAAAAGTATATTCTCTAAATAGGTCATCTTTCAAATATTTGTAAAGATCCTCGCCAGTAGGAATATACTTATCTCGATTAAGAATACTTAGAAAGTTGTCTTTACTTCTTGGATCAGAAGTTTTACCTTTTTCTTTTAGAAAGTCTCTGTAACTCTTTCCTGTTACGTCTTTATTAAATTTAGCAAAAGACAAGTCTATACCTGGGTTTTTATTATCTTTGAAGCCTGTTATGAAATTTTCACCAAACCCTAAATCAAACACTTTGTCTTCATCGCGTTTTATCTTAGATAAGGCAATATCATAATATGTATCAAAGCTGGATTTATTAGCTTTGACCATTTTTTTCTCAGCATCAGAAAGAGGTCGCGCTAAACCGGGCTGTCTTTTTGCTATGTTTTCCTCTTGAAGGTCAAGTTCAGCTTCTGCTCTTCTAAGTCTCGCAGCAGCCTTTTCTTGTTCCATATAAAGCGCCGCTAAACCGTCCACCACCTCGTTTCTTTTTTGAGTATCTACGACGGCTTGCAGTCGGCGCATATTTGTTACGCCTCCCGATAATTCATTTTGTCTTGCTGCTTCGCGGTTTTGATCTTGATAATTACCAGTTAGCCAGTCATAAAAGTCACCAGCAGCAAACATCAACTTAGGAAGAAACGCCTCAATTCCCATATCGTCAGTAAACCTTTTGGCTCCTGAATCAGTAAGGTTTTGCAGGTATTCCATGTTCTTAGAGTAGCCCTTGCCAGAAAGTTGAATCGCTCTATTTTGTTTAAGACCGTTGAAAACCTGCTTCGCGTCAGACACAAGCGCTCCACCATCGGCAGCATTAAAAATACTTTCAAAACCTTTAATCGTTGCGTCAATATTAGCACTTTCAGAAAAAGCCTGATTAAAGAAACGGTCAGCGGCATCTGACTCTGCTCTTACCCTTTGTCTAACGAAATCGTCTTGAATATTCTCAATCATTCTTTCAGAGGTCGATGCTACTCCCGGAAAGAGTTTACTAGCACCAAAAACAGTACCACCTCTAATAACGTCATCTGATAGCAGTCCTTGTATTTGGGGTCTTGGCATACTGTTCAATAATTTACTAAGCGACTTAGAACCCATGTTCATTAAACTTTTAGGGTTTAATATTTGTGGGGCTTTAATACCGGGATACCTACCCTTCATTATTTTAAGAGCTTCTGCGGGTTCCACTCCCTCTGCTATCATCTTATTGAAACCATAACTCATATTACGAGATAGTCTTTTTCTTATTGTGTCAAGCACCTTCTGTTCAGCAGCAGGAAGCATGGCCTCAGTAGTTTCTTTTGATGCCAACTTACCGAAAAATTCTGTAAGCCTCTTAGGAGAACTAGTGGCGCCTATAGCGATGTTATCACTAGAACCGGCCACACTAGAAGCGACTGAACCTCTTAATAGATCATCAAGAACCCCTTTGCCGTCACCAACAGATCTTCCGAGGAACTCCAATGGCGTATCACCAAGCCCGATTAATGAGTCGCCGCCTTTTCCGAGACTTGAAACTGAAACCTTTGAACCTTTGGAGACTAAATTTCCGTAAGCGTTATAAAGCGCACTAACATACGTCCTATGATTGTTTGAAAAGAACGTATCTGCAAGGATTGAGTCTATCTCATTTTGGGGCGTTCCTGCTGCTCTGTGAGCCTTTTCAATCTGATCATAAATATATTCCTTGCTCTTACCTTTAAGTTGGCTGCTGAATTGATTAAATCTGCCGCCCATACCAAGGCCCGTACTAGGGTCAACATAGTCGCCTGTAAACTTTAGGCTCTCTGTAGCCATCCTTTCTGTCCTAGAAATTTCTTGAGGGACCGTCAAAGACTTTCCAAGTCCTGACATATCATCTAAAGCGCCAACCGACAGTGAGCCTTTAGCCGTTTTTTTGCTGGCCTCTAAAGACGCTTTATAAGCTTCATCTACACTTTGTGCCGCCGCCTTCCTAGCAGCAGGAGAAGCCGCTTTAGTCGCAGCAGGAGAAGCCGCTTTAGTCGCAGTTTTTGCTAAAGTGCCTGCGGAAGCTCCCGCCGTTTTTCCTGCTAATACACCCAAACCCCTAAGTCCAAATAAGCCCAAAAGTCCAGCAGAGTCAAAAGCCGCCGTTGCAGACTGCCCCATTGCCTCATCAACATTTAACGCTGACGTTGTGCCAGCGGCGCTTCTGGCTGAATAGATTATCGAATTTAAACCCGCAATAAATCCGGTTGGATCTCCCATAGCGAGTTCGCTAATAACTCCTTGAAGTCTGTCCTTGTTTAGCGCGTTTTGATATTCTGGGCTACTTCGGTAATTTTTCTCATTTATCTTAAACAAATTATTTTTAAGATTTCCGCCAGCAAAAAGCCCTCTATTATCGCCCATCTTTCCAATTTGAGCCATAAACGCTTGAGATATGTCTCTATGCTGATATGATTTTATCTTTTGTAGATCATAAACACTTTCTCCCATAGCGAAATTGACATATTGAGCCATCTGCTTTATCATTTCTTCGTCAAGTTTCCCAAGCTGATCTTGAACAGAACCTCCATCATTTAATCTTTGGAGATTAGACATTCCTATCCTCTTGGCAGACTTAGCATTTATTACAAACTCGCCCGGAGTCAACATAGCCGGAACCGTGTCTGTACCTCTTGGTATTGATCCTCCGTCTTGACGATAAACAACTCCGCCAGAAGAACGGGCCTGCACTTGGAACCGAGCTTGTCCAGCCTGATCCATACGTCCAGCCAAGAAGTCAATACTGTTTTTCAGTCTCTGCTGAGATTTTAATAACGCTTGCTCGCTAGTCATTGTGTTCGCTAAAGCCTGCTTAAACACAGGAGGTATAAAGCGATCACGCATTACATCTCTAGCAATAAGAATGTCTGCAAGCTCTTTTCCGCTTTTTCCTGTTGCTCCAATTTTTATCTCATCGCCCAAACCTCTAAGGAAAGAAACTATTTCCTGTTGTTGTTCTGGTCTAAAGCCTTGCAATGTACCCATAGCGAGCGCCCTTTCGGACATAGCTCCAGTCCTCGCTAGGTTTCGTCTTCCTTCAATTCCCCCTGTTACAGCCTGTTCTAAAATTCCTAAAAGTGTCTGCCTCTTAGATCTTTCTCTATCTATGGCTTCTTTATTTTTATCCATTTTTTCAAACATCGCATCTGCAATAGAAGTGCTGGTGGAAAGCCTATCAAGCTCGTCCGTAACACCCTTCAAGGCGCCCTGCATTCTTGCTAATTCCGTCATGGTTTGAGCTTGCTGCCTAGGAGTTCTACTAGGGTCTCTAAGAGATCTTGTAGCTTCTTCTATTCTAGACCTTAAACTTTCCGCTAAAGCGGCCAATGCTGGTGAGTTTCCAACTAAGTTAGGATTAACTCTTCTTGTTTGTAAGTTTGCTCTAGCCACGGAAATTTCTCTAATGGCGCTTTGCCTAGCCTGCGAAGCTCTAGGAGGATCAAAGCCCATGCTGTCAGCAAGCGATTGAGCCGCCCTAGCTCTAATCTCAGAAGCGGCCTCTTGTGACTCTACTAGTTTCTGTCTACCGCTAATTTCTTCATCTTGAACTTGCAAAAGTTCAGAAAGCTTCTTTTTGTGCAGTTCTATGAAGCCTTCGTTTGCCCGAACGACTTGTTGTAAAATCTTTAGCTCTTCCGCAGAGGCAGAAGTAAAGTCTGAAAAGATTGCGTTTATTTCTTCAAATGATAATCCATCTTTGGACTGATCAACTATATTATCAATAATACCTTGAAGCTGATTGCTAGTTAAGTCTTTATCTAACCCTATAGACTTTAGTATATTCCTTACCTCATCCTTTGCGCCGCTACCAACAAAAGCGTTGGGCCTAGCTAATAAGTTTCTAGCTTGGGACACTTGGTTCTGACGAGCAAAAATGCTTTGGGTCGCCTGAGTCGCTCTTTCTCTCATTATTGGATTTACTACAGAATTAGCTATTGCAGAAGCTTCTTGAGCAAATCTTTTTGGATTTTGTATTTTGGTGAGGTCTGTTTCTGTTAGTTTGACAGTAACGCCAGAAATCAATCCTCCCCCTTTAGTAGTGGTAAATGCATCAAAATCAGCAGAGGCTCGCTCTATATTGTCTGCAAAAGTTGTAAACACCAGCAAATCGGATTGTATACTCCTTAAAGTCGCAGCGTACTCTAATTGCGCTTTAGCCGCCGATCTTATAGAGTCAATTTCTGTTTGTCTAACTGTTTCAGCGGTGGCTGTTGTTTCTGCCAAGCTTGTAGTGTTTGCGTCTCTTTGTTTTATCTCTTCTTTTATGCTTTCGTTTAGAGCCTCAACTACATCTTCCTGTAGCTTTACTTGAGCTTGAAGCTCGGTGTTGTTTTTATCGTTGGCTAAATCAGACTTTAAAGCATTTAATTTAAATTGAGCTTCTAACTTTTGTAAATTAAGAGACGCTAATCTAACAGCAGACTCTTGTTTTATAAGCTCTGCTGTTTGCTGTAACGATTTACCGTAAAGAGATGTAGGCTTCACTAATCCAGATACTATTCCTCCAATCTTGTCGGCCCCTAGGAACTGTTCGTCTTTAAGAGCCTCGGATCTTGCCAAAGATAACGTTTTTCTACTTTCAAGAAGACTTTTTGTAACCGTACTCAAAGCCAAATCCAAATCTTTCGTGGCTTTTTCAATCAAGGTTTTGTCAAAAAGGCTGGTCTTATCATTTACTTCAATCTTTCCATCTCTGGCAGCAGAAAGAGTTTGGCCGGAACCCAATAATTTAGACTGTAGCACTTCCATAGACGTTGCTATTTGTCTTTGTACGCCACCAACAGTATCCGCACTAGCCAGAGCGGAAGATCTTCGTGAGGCTTTCTGGAAGTCTGTCAGAAAATCATTTTGCTCTATTCTTAAAAGCGATTTATCTAAAGAAACAGAAGAATTTACCAAAGACTCATAAGAGTCATATAGCTTACCTAAAACGTCTAACTGTCTTTGTAGCTCTGCGGAAAGCCGATTCTCTTGTTCTATTCTTTTGTCAATGTCTTCCATTTTCGTAAAGCCGTCGCTAGCAACCCCAGCGCCAATAGTCGCCCCAGCAGCAATACCCACCCCTGCTAAAGCTCCTCCACTAAGTGCGCCAAGCAAAAGTCCTCCAGCTATACCGCCGATAGTGGCCCCAATAGCCTCTGATGCGAGCAGACTTGTTTTCTCCTCGGCGGCTGTTGATTTGGCTAAAAATTCAAATTGTTTTTCCGCATCTCTTCTTCCAGAACTGCTATCTTCTCCAGCCTCAAACCTCTGTCTTGCATTGTCGGCTGCCTCCTTAGAGGCCGCTGCCAAATTCTTTAATTCAGTTGTAACAAAATCCATATAAAGGAAAACGCCAGCAAGAGCAGTAGCGCCAGCCGTTAAAAGGGCTATTGGGCTAGTAAGCGCTCCTATCGCGGATTTGAAACCATTAGCCGCTGTAGCCATTATATTGCTAGATGTTTCAGCGTTTTCGCTAGCTGCTGCCGCCACATTAGCTAAAGTCTCAGCGCCTTCGGCTTTAACTGCTGCATAATTACCAACTGTTTCTGCGCCCTCGGCAACAGTAGACGCTTTAGTGGCAGCAACGTTCTCACTTTTTGCAATCGCTTCAAGCTTGCTAACAGCAGCATTTTTCGCAGCTTCTGCTGCATTCATTCTGCTTTGCGCAATCATCAAGCCGAAAGAGACAGCAACATCTGCCGCAGTGCCTACCACACCAACCATACTCGTATAAAAACCAAGCATCTGTGTGACGGTTTTTTTAGTAGTCTCTTCTAGATCGGTAAACTGTGTTGCGACAGAAGAAATAGTACCGGCCAAGAAAACAAAACTTTGGGCAGACTGAGCAACTCCTTGGACCTGTTGCAGTTTATTGACCGCTCCTTCTGTTCTCTTGCCTCTTCCTGTTTGTTGGTCTATGGTTTCTTGAAGCTGCTCTTTTTCTTTAGCCAACAACTGTTCTCTTTGTTGATTAAGCTTAGAAGCAACATTTACCGCTTTAGACTCTGCCGGTAGAAGTTTTCCATATTTATTTCTAACTAAGTTTCTAGCTCTTTTAAGCGCTTCGGAGGCAGACGTGTCTTTTTCTGTAGCTCTAATGCTTTTATAAACTTCCTTTTCTTCTTCTTCTGCCGCCTTCTCTACCATAGCCCTAGCTTCTGTCAAGTTTGACACAGCGCTTATTTCGCCATCCATAAACTGAGTAAGAGTTTCCATAGCCATAGAAAGTGCCGGATCTACAAGATTCATTGAAGAGTAGTTTTGTACATCATAAGCGGCTTGATTGCCCGGCGCTCTAACGCCTCTTCCAGAAGTTCCGTTAGCAAATCTCTGAACAACTCCACCAGCAGCATAACCCTGAACACCCTGCTTGTTCATTCTATTTAGATTAGAGTAACCTATCTTCTTAGCGGAATCCGCACTAAAAACAAATTCACCCGGAGTTAAAAGGGCGGGAACTGTATCAGAAGGAGCAGCACCACCTTTGGCAAACTTATTTTTAGAAAGATCATTTTTAATTTTAGCTCTAATACTCTTTAGGGCAGAGGAAGAAGAAGCAACCTTGGCGTCAGTCTTTATATTCTGTAGAGCTTTCCCGTCTGGCCCGAATACTCCTGCGGCATCTTTCAATCCTCCAGCAAAATCAAAAAGCCTACTGTCGTCTGCGTCGTCTTGTATTCCTCCAACAACTCTAGCCAATCCAGCTTCGTACAAAGATCCAGTTATAGCTGGTAGGTTTGGAATATTATTACTTTTAGAAGCTTTAGATCCTACGGAGTTAGCAAAAAGTCCAGCTATGCTGTTTACAGCTTTCATAGCTTGAGGAATAACGTATTCTTCTGTTATTTTGCTTGCGTCAGCAGCGTCTACGTATGCAGTTTTTAAGTTATAAAGAACCTTTTTGCCGTCAACCTGAACAGATCTCTCGCCAGACTGCGCGTTGGCAACTTTTTGCAAGAAAGCCGCACCGTATGTCAAATTAGAATCTATAGCGCCTTTCCTCTTTCTAGCTTCGCCTTCCGCCTTTCTAGAGGCTGCTTGAGTTTGCGCCGCATCTCCGCCGTAATAAGCATCAACAACACTTTTACCAAAAGCGGCGTTGAGAGCGTTTCTATTTGGACGAGGAAACATTTGGAGCGCTTGTTCCAGCGTTTTTCCTTTTGTTTTACCAACGGTAGATACAACATCGCCACCGTATTCAAATTGTTGTATCAATCCGCCAAAAAACTTTTGTCTTCTTTTAGCGGCTTGTGCCGGATCTCTCGCTTCATCTTTGATACCTCTCCTAGAACCTTTAACACCAAAAGTGCTAATTTCTTTAAAGCCTTTTGCCAGCCTATCGTCTTCTTTTGCTAGAGAAGACAGCAACATTTTTCCGATACCAGCCCTTATCACATCGGGGTCTGTATCAAGAAATTGTTTTCTAGGATCGTCTTTAATGCTTCTCAAGTTAGAAGTGAAATTTCTTACAATATTATTGTTAATTACTGAATCGTTTAATAATTTAGAAACTTCTGGATCGGAAGCAGCGTATGATACGCTTCCTTTTCCTCTAGATTTTGCCAACGTATTCCCAGTAATAGTTCCAAATATGCCCCTTTTAAATTGCCCTGGAGACAATTCCTCATAAATGCTATTGCTTCTATTTTTCTGAACGTAATCAATTAATTGACTAACAAAAACACCTTTTTTGTCTCTCCCTCTACTCCAGTCATTATTCCAAACTCTTGGAAGGTCTAATCCAAGATTTGAATATAGCCTATCAATTTTTGGGACACCTAACTTAGACATCTTGCTTCTGAAACCAGAGGGAACGGCTATGATTTTGTCTAGGTGTGTAAAATCTGTTGGTCCCGTTCCGGGGATTCTAATCCTTTCTTCCTTACCTTGACCCTTTGTTACTCCCCTGTTACCGTTACCACCCTTGAATCTGTTGTTGTTCATTTGGTTTAGGCGATCCGCGCCAAGTTTTTTAACGCTACTTTTACGTATAACAAACTCTCCCGGAGTAAGCATGGCTGGCACAGTATCGCTATTTCCAGTACCCGGAACAATACCACCTCTATTAAACTTAGAAACGTTTTGAGGAATACTTGCCCTTCTTCCGACACCAAATATTCCCCCAACAGCAGGAGCCAGATTTTTACCCAACTTAGCAAAACCTAAACCGGCTATAAGCGGCAACAAAGGTTCTAAAGCGTCAGCTATCTTTATAAAAGACTCTGCTAGCTTCAAAGCTCCCGTAATAACAGTATTAAACGTACTACTATCAGCAAATCTACGTATTAAAGCATCGAACTGCTCTCTAACCTTTTGAATCTGAACGCCTAGTCCCTGCTGCGCCTTTATAGCGTCTCTATTAACAGATCCGCTAGCGCCTTGGGCAACATTTAAAGCCTCTTGAGCGGTAGTAAACTGTTGGATAAGAGGAATAACCTTACCAACCTGTCTAAATCCACCAAGCTCTTCTACTATTTGACTAAAAGTTCCGCTTCTAGGATCTAATCCTGCCAAACCTTTAGACAGCCTTTCTACGGCTTTGAACGCCCCAACAAAATTTCCCTGACCGTCAGACAATTCTATATTTAATCTCTTGAGAGAGTCTATAGTGTCCGTTCTTTGAATTCTAGTAAAGATAGTACGAAGACCAGTAGCAATCGTTTCTGCACTTTCTCTGGTTGTGGCTCTAACGCTAGTGAATAATGCTATGAGTTCATTAACGCTACCGCCAGCAGCGGAGAACACACCACCAACCCTTCGGATTGCTGTAATAAGGTCTCCAGACTCAACGGCAAAACTCTTAGAAACAGAGTTTACAGCGTCTAACGTCTGTTCCAAAAACTTAATATTACCACCCGCCTTTTGAGCTTCTGCCGTAAACTGTCTCAATACAGCGATAGCACCCTCTGTGGTATCTTGAATATTGTCAAACGTAGAGCCTAAACTGGTTTTGGCTAGAATGTCAAGAGCTTTCCTAGTGTCATTGGCTGCAAAACCGGCCTGAGCCAAGATCTTAGAAACAGACAAAAGGTCCGTAGAAGAAGCACCGAAAGTGGTGGCGAGTCTAGTAACCTCTTTTGTCAACCCTTCAAGATTTGATACGCTTTTACCAGTAACCTGAGAAATTTTGATAACTTCTCTTTCAAACTCTATAGCTGCCTTGGTAGAAGTTTTGAATGAATTAGCCAAAGCCAATAAGCTACCAGTAGCCAAAGTGATAACACTAAACCTTCTAGCAGACTCTTGAAGCGTTCTGTTTAACTCGCCAACGTTCCTAGTGTTTTGTTTTACAGACCTATTAAAGTTCTGCATCTCTCTGTTTGCGCTGCCTAGATCTTTGATGTTTTTAACTTTAAGATCTATATCGACACCTTTTAGCTGTCTCCGAATACTACTTATTACGGCAGACGTATTTCTAGGTGCTTGTAAGTTAAGCTGTGCTGTTAGGTCGAATTGCTGCGCCATCTTTTCTCCAGTCTAAAAAAATAGGGGGGCGAACCCCCCCTTGTTACCCACTATTACCTATACACATTATGTGGCGCTAGTGTCCTTTTTTGTAGCCTTTGTTTTTCTAGTTTTTGGCGCTGGTTTTTTGTCACCCTCTTTTAGGATAGGGTTATCAGAATCGTCCAAAAACGGCTTCCTTTCTGCAAGTGAAGCTTTTACCCATTCACCATCAATTTCAGCCACTTCTTCACCTTCTTTATTTACAAAGTAGGCATTTTCCCTATTTTTATAGTCTTTGTCGTTACGATAAGCTATAAATCTTCCGTCTTCGTTTGTAAGCCTTCCATCGGAATCAATTGTATGACCTTCTTCATTGACGTATTGAAGCTCTTCATTAACAAAATCAAACTCTTTCAAAAATTTATTTTCTTCTAAATTATTTTCATAATTAGGATCTAGACCATAAAGAAGATTGCCAAGCTTTTCTGCCGCAGCAATAACCCAAGGCTGGGAAGCCTGAGTCTCATAATCTTTCTCATTTTGAAAGTATTTAGTATTATTATCTGGGTTTAGGGCGCAAAGCCTAACCAAAGCAGCAAATCTAGCGTTATCTGCCTGGCCCTCTGCGGAAGCCGCATCTAAGGAGTTTCTTTCAGAGATAAGCTCTCTAAATTCTACACGTTTATCCTTTAGCTGTATGGCAATTTCTTTAGCTTCCGAAAGCCTGATTCCTCCACCCTTTAGAGCGTCTTCCATAGAAGATATCTCTTCCATTTTTCTTTCGTACTCTTTCTGCTTATCCTCATTCCACAAGCCTTGCTTGGTCATGTAGTCTGTGAGTTTTTGCCTGAGCAAAGCTCCGCTATCTAGCGCCTCTCGAAACGCTTTATTGTAGGCGATTTGAGAATCTTTAAACTCAGACGCGCCCGGCGTTTTAACTAAAACTTTAACTTCGTTACCGTCGTTGTCCAGTCCAGTCACTATGTTATCATTTTTATCCGTCATTCTTATCTCCTAAGTTATTAACAGGTAATTTAATATAAAACTTTTTTCTTTCTATGTTGTATTTAACGAAATCAGATTCCAAAGAGTCTATTTGAGAATTTCCTCTATCTAGTATTCTAGACCTAGCTTTTTCATATATGTTTTTCATATATTTTTGCTCTTCTGTTATATCCTCTTCTTGCTGCCCAAACCCCCACAAAAAGCCAAAAAACTCTTCAAGAGTAGATAAAGAACCTATCATGGTTGTTTGAATTCTTTTTCTAGACTTTTGATACAGTTCGTTGTGCGCTACTTCTTTATATCTTTCTTCTCTAGCCTTCTTGTAATCTAGAGAATCTTTTAATATTTTATTATCATAGTCATCCATTCTACTTTCCTTTTACTTTCTGGATCGCGGCCTGTCTAGCCTGTGTGGTTATATTCTGTCTTACGTCTTTTAGGTCTGTTAACTTTACAGTTCCTTCTTTTTCTATCTGGGCATTTCTGCTTTCTATTATATTTTGGGTATATGTTGAGTTCATCTCATGAATGTTTTTGGCTGCTTCTGGCGAATCTGCCATCAAGAAAACTTCTTGGGAGTTTGCGACCTTAGAGTTGTTAAGCATAGCTTCTACTTCTCTCTTTTTCTTTTCACCTTCATGTTTTCTTTTTTGTGTTATAAACCAACCATCTAAACAGTCGTCGTCTTCTATAACCTTTTCAGAAGGTCTTTCTGGATTTTCGTTTACGTTGTCATACATTGATGCAAAGCTACAGAGGGCAGACTGATCCTTCGTTAAAAAGCAAGCCCTGTTTCCAAAGAGATCAGAACCTTTTTTTGCTAAAGACCACATACCTCTAAAAATATCACTTCTAGCCACGCTTCTGTATTCAGAAGCCTTTATTGATTCGTCATTATAAAAAGACAACACAGAGTATAAAGAACAATTATTTAGATCGTAGGGGTCTCCATTAGCAAGTCTTACCGTTTTAGATAATATCCATATAGATCTAGCAAATTCTGCCGTCCCCTCACACGATGTGTGGTCTAGTTGTTTCAACTTAACTCTAAGGTTGTGCTGCGATCTTTCCATAAATCTAATATTTGCTTTTATTCCAGAGAGCTTTTTAGGACTTATGTAATTTTTGAAAGCTTCAACTTTTAAGTCTTCTATTTGAGGCGTTATCTTTTCCGCTTCTTTGTCATCTAAAGGAGACCACATTTCGTTATCAAAAAGTACTTCTTTTAATTCTTTCTTTATAAACAGACCATTTAGATATGCCTGTTCGTAGCACTTTTCGTATATGTCAAAAGACTCTTCAATTATTTCAGGCGTGGGTTCATGTATATACAGAACAGGGTCTAGCCGCGAAAACCGCAACCGACCCTGTATTATTCTGTATAATATCTTATTGCTCTTTACTTCTTCCATCCTAATTCCAATTAACGAGCAGCCTTATTACAAAGCACCACCATTCACTGTCAAAGTGTTGAAGTTACTGTAGGAGAAAGTGATAGCAGCGTTTCCACCACCAGTGTCTCCGCCAGAGTAACTAACGCTTGAAAGCTTGTTCTTAGTTCCAAGATCAATCACAGTGCCAGCAGTATCCATAACGACGATTGTTTGATTTGAAAGGTTTGGAGCGTCTCCAGAAACGTTAATCAAATCACCTTTAGTCGCAATGACCTCAAAATCACAACTAACCTCAATTGGGAAGCTAGCGTATCTGTGATAAGGACCGAACCTACCAAGCTCTTGAATCTGCTCTTGACCAAAGTCAGTGGATACAGAAATACTTTGGATATGGAAGTTTCCACCGATTCCGACTGGATCGTTTCCACCTTGGCTCTTGATTTCCGATGGAAGTCCACCGGCAGAGTCCATAGCCTCGATATCTACATCAACCCTTCTCACAACACCCGACTTAGGTGCGTCATCACCATCAATAGGCGCACCACCAGCACCCAATAGGTTGCTTGATGCTCCCCAAATGTTAGTAGGGCTGGTCCCGATAACGCCAGCCTGTTCAGAGTTCCAGAATCTGTCGTTTCCAACACAAGTTACACTCTCTGTGGCGCTACCATCAACTCCGTAATTATAACTTACAGAACTAACGTACATACCTGAATTGTAACAAACGTTTCTTGGAACACCAGTAGCCTGACTAACTCCGTCGTCAAAAATTGCGACATGAACATCACATCTAGCCTTTGAAGCTGCAACTAAGTCAGTTTTACAAGCGCCGCTTGTCGCAAGGTCAAAGATAAGCTTATAACCATCTATAACCTTTTCCATAGTTACCTCAAGATCCGAAACATCTTCAATGTTTTCGTAGATCTCAATTTGACCAAGCTCAAAGACCTGATCTAGAGAGAAGGTACTGCTCATACCAACACTCTGCATACCGTGAACGATATGATTGTTTGTCAAGGTCGCAGTACCCCTTGGGGCAATGGCAACAGCCTGACAAGCATAAAATACTCTTTGGTTTACAGACATAATTATCTCCTAAAAATCTCTGGTAAAGATCTAAAATGTAATACACAAAATATCAACTATATGGCTTTTACTTGGGTAGAACAGCGTACAGCGCCTATATAAAGGTCTGGTGAAAGCTGAACTATTTCCTGGGCTTTAGAACTATTAATCCAACATCTTCTGTAGAAGAAATTATCTATCAAATTTGGATAAAGACCGCTAGGAATTGCGTTTTCTCTTAACTCGTTTCTATAATTGTAAGGAGAAACGCCAGATATGGCAACTTCTGTGGGATTGTAAAGATGAATAGTTCTATCATTCTGATAAAGAACTGTATCCATGAGATTTGCGCACTCCCAGTGATTTTCTGTAATAACGTGGAAAACTATATCGTTATTTACCCACTGCCCGCCTCCTAGCTGATAACCCTCTAGCTTTTTAGCAGGAATTACTTCTACGGCTAGACATGGCAGTTGGACCCTAGTTTGTCCTAGTGATGCCCATCCTCCAGAAGCAGAAACTTGAAAATCTTCTTCATTTCTAAAAGACGACTGTTGTATTTTTCTAAACCAAGAAACGCCCTCTGCCGGTATTACTTCTACCCATTTATGACTATATTCTAACTTAACTTCGCTAGAAGTCGATATTGCAGAATCAAAGATAACTTTACCATTTGGATAATCTATATAGTATGGATTTGTAACATTGTCTGTAGAAAGAAATTCTCCGTCTACAAATACTCCAGATATGGCTATCGGCTGTTGAGTTGTTCCATCTATGCCGCTTTCCCAAACCCAATTTTTTCTATATCCTTCCCACACCGTTCCGTCAGAATAGTTTGGATCTTGGGCGGATCTTAATATATGTCTATCTCCACCATATAATCCAGATTGAGGTATAGATATATTGTAAAAGGAACCCCTGTCTAGCAAGCCCCAGTCATATAGAGATATAAAATTATCCAGCAGTATATTAGAAAGTGTCGCATCTTGAGCGTTTGCAAGATTAGAAAGTTTTGTATGTGGTCCCCCAACCATTAGCTCAGTCCTCCAATTATCGCTTTTATGAAACTAGGATATGCTCTGTCTATGGCCCTAGTTACAAAATTATCTTCCCGAACGCCGGAAAAGAAAGGGTCTACCCTGAAAGGGGTAGCGTCCTTAGACATGTATCCCCCGCCAGACCTACCCCTACCGCCTTGGTAAACTACGCCAAAATTAGCAACCAAAACATTGTCTCCAGCAGTTAATAACCAAGATAACCAAGGTAGAACCCCGCCGTCTTCTATTTCTTGTTTTGCCACACCAAGAGTTAAAAGATTTGAATATGAGGAGGGTTGTATATAAAGCGATATTCCTCCTTTTATTTTTGATCCAGTGGAGCGAACGGGATTGATTCCTAGTCTTATTGTAGACACTACAGAAGATATTATATCATCACTAGGATTTTCAGTAAGTCCGAAATCAGTCTTCAACTTTCCAGAGGACAAGGATGCTATCTCTGGCGACGACGCTAGCGATGCGGCAAGAGCAAGCTTTATATTTTCTCTTATTTCTCTTTTTTTAGTTTTTAACCTATTTTCAGCCTGACTAGCAATAATGTTGTTTATTGCTTTGGTTATAGCTTTATCGGACTGTAGAATTTTCATTAAGAATTGACCCTATTCCAAAAGGTTACTACATACTTTGTCGGATTTTGCTTAAAGCCTTGAGGATATGAAGGTCCAGACTTTTGAAATTTAGAGCTATCGTATTTTTCTATACCATCATATATAGGACATAGATACTTAGCTTTATTTATCTTATCTAAATCTGTCATATATGATATTGTTTGTATTGCTCCATCTGGTATTTCTATATTTTCCGCCACTTTGACCCAAGACTTCCTATCCCAATATATTCTTAAAGTTATTATATCTGACTCTTCTACAGCCTTGTATCCTTTGCCACCGCAATATGGGCAAGGCATCCCCCTTTCAAAGGGATAAGGGCCGCCAGGTTTATACTTACTTACAGATCTATTTCTAGTTCCTAGAGTGTCTAAATAACAATTAGGACACTCGTCTTTTTTCTCTGGATAAATCAATTTTGCAGTCCTAGTGAATAAAAGAACTGCCTCATTGTAAACATCGAATACTGAGCTAGGAATATTTATAGCCACTAGACCACCCTATATGCAAAATGCCCGTTTATGTTACCTGCGGAATTTGTTATCTTTAATGCTTCACCTACGTTAGTTCTAAGAGAAGCGTCGTTGTCGTTTACAGTAGCTCCACCATTAACCCCAACTGTCATTCCACCCGACAATGCGGTTGTATTTGACTTCCAAGTTACAGTAGTGGGCGTGTCTGATATAAAAGTATAATTTAGAACTTCTATCTGCCTATTAGGAACGGCAGCGACTAATTCTACAGTAGCAGCACCAGCACTAAGTACTCCAAAAGTAGGTTCTGTAGAATACCTATACCCATCGGCAGGAACAGCAGACCTAGTGATGTCTCCAGCCAAAGTGCCAGAAACACCAACTGGAGATGCACTAGTAGTGATTCCTGCTTCATTAAATCCGCTTCCGCCTTTTATTTTTTGACTTGTCATGATATCTCCATTAATAAAAATTATGACCGCGATGGTCTGTTTCGTGAGAATTTAAATTAAAACTTGCTGGGCTGTACGGACTAAGTATGGCAGCCCCAGCAGGAGTACCATCTCCACCACCAGACGCATATTCGTATGTATTTAAAAGATGTTCATACTTGCTGCAAAAATCTTTGTATATTTCAGAAAGACTTTTACTAACACCCCTAAGATCTATGGCAGATGGTCCATCTTTTATAGATATCGCGTTAGAAGATTCTGTCTTTGCTTCACTGCCTACCAATATGCAGGCGCTCTTGTAAACAGCTAAAACTGAAAAGTCGGTATCCTCTTCTGCTATTGGGTCTGGAGAAATAGAAACAGAAGAAATGCTAACCGTGTAATCGTTTGCGAAATCAGCATCATTAACAACGTTGAAAGCACCAACAGCAAGAACTTGCTTTAGTCTTTCGTCTGTGTATTTACTACTATCAAGATCTCCAATTAAAGACCTTAACATTAAAACCATATCTGCTGGCACTGACATACTAACCCCTTAAAGATTTTATCAACGTTTCGTCTACCTGTATATTTATACCCAATTTTTTGTCTAATTGTGTCCGAATTACAAAATAAAATTCTATTTCCAAAGAGATGATCAAATCCGTGCGTAATATGTAAGGGTCTGCCTCGTTTAATGCTTCTGTATAAATGTAAAAAATCCGTCCCGCCAGTTACGGCGGAACGGAATAAAAATCAACAATCTAATATAAAATTAGAAGGATGCTGCAATAATTCTTCGGTTGTCAAGAACACCGAATCCGAACTCACCAAAGCCATAGTAGCCTTGACGCTGCTGACGATGAAGAGTAGGATCTTCAAAGACTTCAACTTCTCTCTTGACAGGCATGATGAAGGAATCATTAGCGCCTTGGTCAAGACCAATAAGAAGTTCAACATCGCTACCTTGGATCGTTCCACCAAGCTCGTTGATAAAGTAATCTTGGTACTCTTGACCGTCACCAAATTCAAACAAGTCATGAAGGTTTACGCCAAAGATATTAGCGATAGAAGCTCCGTCGTCGCCGGAATTATAGATATCCGCTCTTACGGATTCTGGAACTTGGTCAATACCCCAGTTTCTTACATCTTCTTTTGCTTCTGGCGAGCAGTAAACATCGGTAAGTCTACCTGGAGCGGTTACGCTGTTTCCGCCACCGTTTCTGCGCATGACAGTTTTCATCAAGCTGATTACTCTTTTGGTGAACTGACCAGCAGCGGCGTCTGCATCGTAAACAAGAATGTTTCTGTCTACAGCGGCAGCCAAAAGTGTGTGCCAGCCATCGTCGTTAAGCTTCTTAACAAAACCAGCTTCAAGAACCTGCATTGCTCTTGCAACAACTCCCCAGTTAGCTTCGCGAGCATATCTGAGCAAGAAGTCAATCGAACTAGCAACTTCGTAAGTGTTGATCTTGATGTAATCGCCTTCAACGTGACGCTCTGGAATTCTACCGTTTCCAGGATTGGTGTAAGCAACATGCTCAGACTCAGTTCCTGGAGCCAAAAGATCCAAAGGATACTCAGGGCTTGAACCCGGAGCAATCTTTTCTGGAGAGTAGATAGATGTAACAACATCTCCAAACAATACACCTTTTCTAAGTGGTGTTTCGAGGGCTTTAGCAACCTCTCTTTGGGCTTCAACCGCAACAGTTCTGTCTGTACTTCCAGATCTGGAAATAAGCTCTAGGAACTCTGGCGATGGCATTTCTCTAGTTGACATAAAATAACTCCTTATAATTATACATTAGTGTTTGGGAGGTCGATGAAAACTTTAGCATAGCCATCTTGGTCTACGCCAGACAAGAATCTTCCGACAAGTCTAGTCGAACCATCGTCATCTGTATCATCATTTGAAAGATCGCTAGCAGCCAGATTTCCGCTGTGAGCCACATAAGCTGGGTCTCCAGCAGAAGGACTACTGCCTTCTAGGTTGTTGGTTACAACGTAACCCTTTTGAAGCAGTGTAACTTTGTTACCTTTTTGAACTTCGTCTTTGTGCTGGTTAACATGCTGACGCAAAAGATCAACATCAACCATATCATTCAACAGCAATCCTACTGGAACTTTTCCAGAAGGTAAAGCTGCATAAGTAACCAAAGCCTCGCCTTGGTCCATAGCCGCTCCCGAACCACCAGTACTAAGGCAAGCAACGCCGCCTCTAGTAGCAGCTTCGTTCATGAAGAACGAAATGTCAGTTTGAAGAGTGCTTCTATCAGTTTTTAGAGCCATTATAATATCTCCTTGAATTAATTATTTTTAGGTGTTGACTTCAAAACAGAGGCGAATACCTCGCTTGCTGTCGTGCGGAGAGATTCAGCAGGATCGTCTTGATCGTCGTAGTTAGCTACGCTCTCTTCAACGTTCTCTACAGAATCCAGAACTTCTTCACAGCCAGCTTCCGCAGAATCAGATTCTACGTCCTGCTCTGCTTTTGACTTGTCTTCTTCTTCTTTCTTTTTTTCTAGTGCTTCCTTTAATTCTGGAGGCATTCCAGCTTCTGCTTGTTTTTTAAGCATTTCAACCACTGCTGCAAAAGCGTCTTCATTGATACTATCGAAAGAATCCAAAGCTGATGCGGTTGCTTCCGAGTCAAGTCCAGCCTCTTCAAGCTGTGCCTTTCTCTCCATTCTCATAGCTTTTTTCTTCATCTCTTTCATAGCTTCTTCTTTTTCGCTCATTTCTTTCTTCATAGCTTCTACCTGCTCGGTAGCTTCCTTTACGGAAGAAGCAAGAGCTTCTTCGTTTTGCTTCAAAGTAGAAATTTCTTCGTTTCTTTCTGCCAATACAGACTCAAGACTTTGAAGCTTTGCCTCAAAATCGTTTTCCTTCTCGGCAGCAATTTTTTCCAAAAGTTGCTTGTTTTCAGCCGCTGCTTGCTCAAGAGCGCTCTGTAATTCAGCAATTTTTGCATCGTTACTATCTGACATATATGTCTCCTTAATTGAAGATACAGTTAAAATTTGTGAATTAGATTCATCAAAAGATTTATTTCCTTCTAAAATAACACTACGAGGATTAGCGGGCTTTGATACAAGACCCTTACCAGAAAATGAAATGTTTCTCAAAAGCCTTCCTACCTTATAGTCTTCATAAAGTCCACTCCCTCCGTAGGCTCTTAGATGCTTTGTTAAGAAAGCAGAAGCCTCGCTTCTTTCTATTAGTTTTGTCTGACCTTCGCTATCTATTAGAGCGTAGTCAAAATTAGGGAAAAGGCACTCCATAGATACGTACCACTTTCCCTCTTTTATCTCTTCTACTAATGTGTTTATTCTCTCTCTTTGCTCAACATCGCTCCAAGACTTGTATATTACAGCGTCTGTTATTATGTTGAAGTCTTTTGGAGGAGTTTCTATGCTTTCGTCTATTGCTTCACCCTCAAAGTCAACAACTCTATTTGCAGTAATATGGCCTATAATGTCCATCTCGTCGTGCATATAGTTAAATGGTTTGTCTTCTGGGGTTTTTCTGGCTACCCAAGTTTCCATAGGGTCAAAAACATCGTCATTCTTGTTCCATCCGGTAGAAACCAAAACTGAGCTTATCGAAAATAAGTCCAATATGTCAGACTCATTACCAACAGAAAGCTTGATATCAGCTTCTACTGCTTGATCAAGCTCAAGAGCAGGAATCGTTTTAGACTCTTCGTAATTAGCAACCGCAAAACAGTTAACAACATTATTATTTAACGCAGACTCTAGCCCATCTGCTATTTCTTGTTCGTATATATTGTTCATATAGCCCTCCAGACAGTAATACACAAAAATAAAAAAAATAGGATTTTATTACTTTAAAACACTAGTTTCAGCAAATGCGGCAGAATAAATATATTTTAGTTCATGACAATTTGGCTTTCTATTGTTTGTAGATTTAAACTCTTCTATTTTTTCTTTAGATATATCAGCGAAGGCTTGAGGAGGATTTATTTGCGAGTCTATCAAAGACTTAACTACGGACTCATTGATTTCCATGAATGGCTTCATTCCGGTAAGAATACATAGTTTTAAATGCTCTAATTGGTCTAACTCGCTTTTGCTTAGACTTCTTAGATTCTTTTTGTTAAAGTGGGCCAAGGCTACAGGGGATACGAGTTCGTGTATTTTCGCCTGAGCGCTCATTGCCCACAACGTAGCAGTTGTAGTATCAGAGCTTTTTGGAAGAACTCTTTTCTGCTTTCTTTTTTCTGAGTCTCTTGAAAATTTAGGTCTACCTGGCAAGCCCGTGCTATTATTTTCTTCAATCTTGGGAGATGGTTGCGTCTTATCTTTGATCTCTTCTTCCTGCGTAGCACTAGGAAGACCAAGACCTTCTAGATATTCCTCTGAATCTATTGAGTCTTTTGTTAAGGCTATCTTTGCTATATCCTCTTTATGTTGAGGATTATGATAAGGTCCAGCTTTTCTAGGCATGTTATTGTCAGAACTTCTTTCGCTACCCTCTCTTTTTACCCTAACCTTTTCTATAGAAGGTATTTCTCTAAATCTCTCTAGCAGAGTTTCTTGTGATATTATGTCTCTGTCTGCCAAATCTAGCAACAGCTTCTTTTGTGCAGCTTCGTCAGAAAGAACTATAGAATCGAAATGCAATTCTGCTGGAAATCTAAAACCCATAGCCTTTTGGACTATTTTTATTTCCTTCATCCAGAAAGACTTTAGAACGTCTCTTCCGTATTCAAGTCTTTCTATCAAGGTCTTTAAGGACACATAGTTGTTTGTGTATCCTCCACCAGAACTAGCGCCAGTTAAAGTTGGCGGTATTCCTAAGCCTGCATAAATGCTTGTCAATACAGGCTGATACTTTTCAGACCCTAAGAATCTATATACCTGAGACTGGCTTTCAGTAAATTTAAGCTCTGGCCCCCAAACCATATCCATAGTTCCTCCACCAACATTACTGGCTAAGATATTCTTTAGCTTGTCTATTACTGCCTTTTTAGGAATTATCTTGTGGTCTAAGTCTCCAATTGTCCAAAGTCTTACGTTTGAAATAGCCCCATCTAAAGCAGCGATATCTGCGAGCTTCATTTTTTCAAGCATTATGATGTCATCTAAAATAGAGCCAATCATGGGGTCTGCCCATATATTCCAGTCGTCTTTCTTATAATAATAGAAATCAACTCTATCTTGTGAGAGAGGAATAGTTCTTTCGCCATTTCTTAATCTTTTCAAAAGATCGTCAGGAAGAGATTTTCTATTAGATGTATTGTGATTAGAAAGAATAGATGTGTATGAGGTATTTGAAAGCCTTAAAACAAATTCTGGATTAGAACCTAGGGTGGAGTTAGCGTTCTTTAGGTCTATAGACAGAGGGTTGATAAAATCATACATCCAAGGGATTTCTCTCTTTGAAAAATCTACGTCTTTTACTTTTACATCTGCCGCTACTGATCGCTTGAGTTCTTTTTCGTGCTTCTTGCTTATTTTTGCGGTGCTTCTTCTTACCACAACATTGCCAGTTCTGTATAGGTAATTTAAAAACCTTTCGGATCTATCGTTTCCGTTTACCTCTGCCCACCACTTTCTATAGAATTTTTCTATAGTCTTATTAGGATGAACAAGAACAAGACCTTGGGTTGCAAAATCACTCATTAAATCAATTACATTTCTAATTATGCCAACCCTAGAATAAGCCTGCATACATTGAGCTATTAATTGTTTCTGTCTGTGTCCTATAGATTCGCCCGGACGAAAAGCGTTGTAGTCAGTCCTGTTAAAAGAAGGTCTTACCGACTTGTTAGGCTCTATGTCTAGATAGGTAGTCCTTCTGTCATAGTGGGCTTCCGCTTTCTGTATTCCGTCATAAGAATCAATATTATCGGAAGTAGAACGGTAGGCTTTTTCTCTTTGCGAATCGCTGTCCCAAGTTAAATAGAGGCCAGACTCTTCGTTTTGGTTTTCGTTTTGGTTTTCAGACATCTAAATTCCTCAATAGTATTGACAGTTGGACCGTTAGTACTATTATACACAATTTAATAGATATCTTGAATTTTTTCACAGAACCAAGCTGGTCCTCCGTACATCTTTTCTGGCTTATCAAATTTAGACCCAGATTCAGAAGCAAATCCCCCAGCTATAAATTCTATCTCTTCTTTTTCTTGATAGTTTCTAGCTGACATATTAGCCATTATCAATGAAGAATACCTATCTTTTCTTAGTCTATTCTTTCTTCCTGCCCCAGTCTTTACTTCTGGAGTATCCCACCTTTCTCTGCCTGATCCTGTTTGGGTCATTACTATCATAGAAAGCTCGTCCTTTAGTTCTTCTATCTCCATAACACAATCTTCTAAAGTGTCATATTTTCTACCTATCGACTTATCAACTTCAAGAGCAAGTCCTAGGCTAACGGAATCAAAGTATGGAAAAAGAACTATCTTGTCTTCAAAATCCTTTCTTAGTCCGTGGTTAGCTTCCGCCAACCAGTCGTATCTAGCAAACTGGCACATCTTTAAAATATGTAGACCAGGATAATCATCTGTATCCTTTGCTTTTTCCTCTATCACAGGCCAAATAGCAACTTCCCCATCTGGAATCTTATCTTTATCGTGTAAAGCTTCCATAACGGCTATACCGCCACCTTGAGCATCCATAGCTATTTCACTGCAAGGAAAGACCTTCATTAACTGTCTTATCTTTTTTGCGCAGAAAGAATAAAAATCATCTTCGTCTACCATTCTAGATTTTAATAACTCTTTGTGAGACTTTCTAGTGGTTGTCCAACAATGAACTACTCTTCTGTGGTCTTTATTAACCTCCATAATGACAATACTAAAGTTGTCCACCTCTGATGCGGGGTCAACGCCAAAGACGTATCTTTTAGAGGGGTCTCCCTTCAAGCAAGCCTCAAAGAAAACTTCTCCAGACGGCAGCTTTACTGGTTCTGTAGGAGAGGTTGTGCATCCCTCAATAAGACTGCGCTTAAAAAATCCTTGGCTATCAGTTGTGAATATTGCTCCGTATTCCATCTGATATATGCCCGTATGGACCGTTGCTTTCGCTCTACCTATTTGTCCAGCGTCCATAAAGCCTAAAGGTAGCTTGTCTACAGGCATACGAATTACAGAGTAGTTAGCCCAATCAAAACCCACCGGAACAGAGCCGTTAAAAACCTCTTGTAGTTTTTTCTCGTTTCCACCACTACTAACTATAGAATGATATCTTTTATGATATTCAGAAAAATGATTAAAATCGTAATAAGCAGTACCGCTGAGTATAATCTGGTTTGACATATCTACTGGGTTTTCTTTCTTTGAAGAATTTAGCGGTACTCCTAACTTCAATGCCATCTCTTCTTTGGCCTTTTGTTTTGTCTTTTCTATAGGAGAAGATGCTACTGCGGCAAAACCAGCGACAACATTTTCAAATATATCTCTAGGTATAGATGCAAATTCATCTGCTATAATATCGTTTGCTCTCTGGCCTCTAATTTTGCTACCATCTCCCAGCGGAAGGGCGGTTATGGTACTATGACCTATATGCATAACGCAGCGATCTACGTCTCTTCTAGGCCCGCTATTGCTGGAGCATAAATCTCTTAGAACCGGAGCGTTTTTCCATATAGTGTCCATATACTCAAACAAAACTTTTGATTGACGGAAAGCAGCGCCGACTATTATTATTTTTCTTCTAGGCATAAATAATGCTCTTAGAATAGAGTATAGGGCCAATATAAAAGATTTACCCATACCACGACTACCTATGAGCATGGGGAACTTTCTTTTCCACATCTCTTCTAGAAGAACGGCTTGGAAAGGACCAAGCTCTATATTAAGAACATGCTTACAGGCAAAGCTGAAATATTCAGGTCTCATCATCAGCCAAGAGAGCCTTCTTATTAGCTCTTCGTTGTCGTCACCCATTACAAAATCCATAGGATTAAACAATGTGTCTTCGTCAACATTAATACCTAGCCAAGCATCGTCTAGCCGCCTTTGTATATCTTGCGTCCGGTTCGTATTTTCGTCGATTTTCATTGTATTACCCCGTCTGCAAAGCCAAATTGCACTGCTTCGCTGGAAGTAAGATACCAATCCCCATCTTTCATTTTCCTTTTTATATAAGCTTTAGTTTTTGACACGCTATACTTTCTTTCTTTAAAGTATTTGCCAGTATTTTGGCATTTTGTAGCGAATATGTCTAACATCACGTCTAGATTTTGTTTATCTAACTCTGCCCATTTTTGAGCGCTTAGATAATCACCGCTACAGTCTGTAGAACCAAAGTGTGCCATGAAATGTGAATGTGGCGACATCAATCTATTATCAGCCGCCTGCAATATTATACCGCTCATGGACTCAGCCTGCCCATAGGTCACGATAGTAACATAAGACTTGCAAGACTTTATAGCGTCATAGATAGACATGCCAGACTGCCAGCTACCGCCAATGCTCTGCATGTTAATCTTTATTTCGTCGCTATTTAATGAGTCTAAATGCCTTATGTTTTTTACAAAATTTATAGCCATCCGATAATCTACGCCAGGATCTTCTTCCCCGCCGTCTTTGGCGGAGTGTAAATAAATCTCCCTATTCTTAACGTCAATTCCGTAATTATGGATTTCTCCAATCGTGTCTCTTGTATTTGACATTACTGCTCCTTGTGGAACGATTCGTTCAGCCTTTTAAAAATGCTATTACATATCATAAAAGCGTTATGCTTGTTATCACAAAACATAACATTGACATCATAATGTAGCGATATTTCCATGAGCGACTTTAGAAGATATCTTCCCGTTATCTTAGTTTGTCTTACTACATCAAACCTTTTGTAATTAGGAAGCCTAGCATTGTCTTCCTTGAAAAGCCTGTATATCTCCTTGTCTTCTTCTGACTTTAATAAGCTTAATGGGTAATTTATTAAATCCGAAGCAGAAAATTCTAAAAGTATATATCGGAACTGAAAATCTCTCATTCTTTCTATTTCGTTATAGAAAGCCTTTTTCTTTTTTCCTAGATTCATGGCAATCTCAGACACAGAAGCTTTTCTTTCTATGCACACAATATCCTCAAATCCTTCAAGAGTATAATCACCCGTATGTAGCGTTCCGACCTCCATGCCAGAACACTTATCATACGGAGAAAAAAACCATCCGTCTTGCTCTCTTGTGTCTTTAATTACTTTATAGCTTGGGATTTTTTTCATGCTGGATATACAAGATCTCCGCCGACCATTGCTGGCTTGTAATGACAGCCTCTAAAGTTAGAACATATTTCGTCTACGCAACATAGAGGGCAGTCTTTGAGAACAACAACCTCTCCATCTTTTATATCTTCTTCTGAAAGAGCCTTTGCAGATTTTACAAAGTCTTCAATATCTGACTTTTTAACATGCTCTGATGGAGTCTCTTTTTTAGGTTGAGGTTTTGGAACCTCTATAAATATTTCTGATGCAGCTTCTTTTTTTGCAGTATCTTCGCTTGGTGTAGCATTTTCTTTTTTGAACATCATTTCTTCTTTCTGTTAATTATTTGATAAAAATATGAAACGTAGTGAGACTCTTTGCCTGTTACAGATTTATGACATCCACTACAGAGAGTTATCCCATTATCAACATCGTATCTTAGGGTGGAGGCAGAAGACCATTTCATTATATGATGAACATTTAACCTTGCGCCCCTACCCTTCTTTTTACACATTTGGCAGGTATATTTGTCTCTTTTTAGGACTTTTAGCCTAAACTCTTTGTAAATCGGATCGTTGTAGTCTCTCCGCTTCGACATCACTATCCACCATTCTTTCTACTAGTTTTTGAAACGAAATCTCAGGTTCCCATCCTAATACACGCTTCGCTTTTGCTGGTATTCCCAATAAATAGTCTACTTCTGCTGGGCGGTAAAATTCTGGGTCAATTACCACAAGATTGTCCCAATCGTCAATTCCTACGTGTTTGAAAGCTATATCCAGAAACTCTCTAACTGAATGAGTCTCTCCCGTAGCCACCACGTAGTCGCTTGGCGTTTCATGCTGTACCATTTCCCACATGCCCCGCACATAGTCCTCTGCATGGCCCCAGTCTCGTTTTGCGTCTAGATTACCCAGTCGTAGTGGGGGAAAGTCTTTATCCATGCCAGAAGCTACAAACTCACCAATCCACTTGGTAATTTTTCTGGTAACAAACTTCTCGCCTCGTCTTTCGCTTTCATGGTTGAACAAGATCCCACTGCAAGCAAAAATTCCATAACTGTCACGATAATTACGTACAAGGTGGTGAGCAGCTAGTTTTGCGATAGCATATGGACTCTGCGGCATAAAAGGTGTATCTTCGTCTTGATATTTTTGAGAATCACAAACAGAGTCGGAATGAATTTCATCAAGAGTAACAGTACCTAAAACATTTTCTAGTGCTGTTGTTAAAACTTTCTTTTCTGTAAAGTTTTTCCCAAACATTTCGCTAGAACTGGCTTGATAAAACTTAATGTCGTCTTTTC